TTTTCCATTGTCAGATTTCCTTCAATGTTGGGGTTAAGTAAAAATGATGATTAAAAGCACGGCTAGAATTGCGGCATACCAAAGAGCCTGTATGGATTGCCGGTAGTCTTCGATGCGCTTCAGGTGGAGGGCTTTGGCGTGGGTCATGGCGATTACGCCATGCGCATAGGCATGAGCACCATTTCAAGGCCATTGCTTCCTTTGATATTCGCAGGGGCGCTTGAATCATTAAAATAAAGGTCGATTACCGGTACTCCGCGCTTATCATCGTATGACTCAATTGCGGCCTTGCACATTTCCATGAGGTATCGCGCATTAAAGCGTATGCGGGCAGTATCCGGCGTAATCTCAGGAGTTACTCGGCGATGATCGGGAAAGTTTCCATCAATCAGCTTAAAGTTAGCCGATGACTGGAGCCTGTCCCATTCCCATAACTGGAGCGTCAAGGCGAGCGTAGAGTCATCAAACTCGAATGACACTGTATGCAGGCTTGTAACCTTGCGCGGCAACTTTCCAAGCCATTCTACTGCATCGGTGGATATGATAACCCTGAATTCCTGTGTAGTGGTATCTTGGACAAAGCTATCATCCTGCACTACAAGCGGAGTGACTTTCTGGCTTGCCAGCCTGTGACCGTCCGTTGAAAGCGCCAGCAATCCTTCCGGCGATGCCTCAAGGCATATGCCGTTCAGGTAATAGCGGGTTTCTTCCGTGCTCATGCAAACACCAACGGTCTTTGCAAGTTTGCGAGCCTCGGTAGCCGATAAGATGATTTTAATCATACTCAGATTTCCTTGTATGTAGCCGGGTTAAAATGAAGGCACGTAAGATAGTGTAGTGGAAAGTTGCCCCGCGCCCGTTTGCCTCAAGAATCATACCTTGCGATATAATTTAGCCTAGGTGCTAGCCACGGTGATCTAATCAACAACTCTTGAACGGCCTGACATTACTGCTTCGGTTTCCACTTTAATCAAATTCCTGATGGTTAATCGAACTGATCAAACTCTGCTTGGATAATATCTAACCATGCCCATAAATCTCCATGTTCAGATTCTTCGCCATAAAGATGAACCCATAGCTTTTCGGCTGCTTTCTTTGCTTTTTTGCGAAGGTCTGAAATTGGAAACTCAGTCATTTAATCATCTCCTCGTTGATTAATCTTTTCCGTATAAAGCTTGTCTGGCTATTTCGTTCACGCGGTCACAAACGGCGGAATAATCGCTATCGTGTTCACCATCGCTATTTGTTAAATTCTCAATTTTCCGCATGAATCCCATAAGCCGGTGTACTTCGTCACTTCCTTTTATTTCTTTGAACCCAGACGGCATAAATCTCTCAGCTAATCGGGCTTGTGCAATCGTGGTTGGAAAGAATCATCTGCACGTAAGGAACGAAACCAAGCCAGTTGCCTTCAAAATTGCGTTCGGTTCCTTCCGGGTCTGTTAGTGTCCAGCCGCTAATCTTCTTTGCGCGGGGTAAGTTGCCACCACAATTCCAAACATTTGCAAAAGAGCGGAAAGACCAACCCTTGACCGTATTGCCCTGAAGGTCTTTTACCGGAAGTGCCTTTGTCATCTCGATCCCCTATTGAGTTGTTTAAGCTAACAAGGGGAGCGTACTCCCACTGTTATTAACTGTCAATAACTATTTTCAGATTCTTTTTCTACGCTCTCATGATGTAATTCCATAAGGTATTCAGCCCGTTTATCCGCCTCGCGGTCTTCAAGGGCTTCGCGTGCCTTGCGCTGCTCTTCTGCTTCCATATTCATTCCCCGAAGAAGAGCCAGAGGCCGACTGTGCCGATAACCCATAGCATGAGGCGTGCGAGCACAAGGGCACATGCGATTTCTATAATCATACGATAACCTTTCTGAAGAATGTTGCGGGACGGCCTTGTCCCATTTCCCGAAGTATCTCTATTTTACCGGATTCCTTAAGTTCCATTGCCGCTTTTTCAAGTTCATGCTTTTTAATCCACCTGTATTTACGCTGCATGATGCGCTTGCTTACCATGTCGCTTTTCTCAAGCTCCCGCATGATAGCGCCCTTTCCACCGCCCTCCTTAACACCATGCGAATAGAAGCCTTCAACCTGCACAAGAGTCTTATTGTTTCTCGGTATTCCAAGGTAGCGCCTTAGCGCCATTTCAATCACCATGTCCGGGCTTAAACCCTGATTCGAGCATGATTCCATAAAGCGCTTGTAGATTGTTTCATCAAAAAACTTTATCTCCATTATCTCCATACTTTATCCTTTCTTGTATAGTTGCTGTTAGATGCAATTGTTATCTTATAGCTCATATGTCACTTAGTCAAAGTAAATAGCATTATTATACTTCTATGTTTGTTCCGTCCCAAGGGACTAAAGATGTGACATGACTATTTGTTGTTTTATATGTTTTTTTATTACTTTGTTCCCGTGTCCGTTTGTTCCCTTTAAATAGATGACGCTTCTCTCGCGCGTACGCGCGTTATCTTTATTAGAGAGATTTTTCTTTCTGTCTGTCTCTTAGGGACGTAACGGACGCGTGACGTTAGTGGGTGATAGCATTGATAAATAACAATTTCTCATGTCACACTTACGTCACACGCGGTTGGAACTAAGTAAACCACTGTATTATATGTTTGTTTTAAGTTATAGGCATTTTTATCAATTAGCTCTAAAATAAAGCTGTGCATGGTGTTTGGCTATCGTGGTATGGAATTGCCGGTAAAAGTGCTGTGCGGGCTTCCCTGTGGCGGTAAGGGGTATGTATTGCCATGCTTTCAAACTGGTGTTAAACTTCTGGAATATGGAACAAGTACAAGGGGAAGAAATAAAAAGCGGGTATACCGGGAAGATTACGAAGCCCAGTGAACGCTTCAGAAGCAAGCAAAGACGCGAGCAACACCGACTGCGCGTTCACACGCTGGACCTCAAGAAAATACGTGCTTATGCCGAGGTTGGATGCCCGCGCAGTGAGATAGCATCGCTGCTAAATGTCGGTGAATCATGGCTTGATGAGGCAATCAGAAAAGACAGCGAGCTTGAAGAGGCGATAATACTTGGCACTGCTGAATTTAAGAACGCATTACGCACAACACAAGCACGCCTCGCACTATCGGGCCATCCTGGCATGCTTATTTGGCTTGGAAAGCAGTTTTTAGGGCAGTCCGATAAACAAGAGAGTAAGCAGGAAACCACGGTAAACGTGGTACTCCAGAATGCCATGAAGGAATTACGCGAGCTTGACGCGGATACGCTTACGCAGATGAAATTACTCTTGGAACAAAAGAAAACCCCGCCAGCGATTGACGGGGTTTCCGAAGTTATTGAGAGTTAGTTACTGCTTAAGTTCATTGAAGCAAAGCCAGTTGCGATATTCATACTGGAGTAAATCGAAATCACGAAGAGAAATCTTGTCGCCTGCTCGCATTGCTGCGGCACAAGAGAACTTGTGGCCTACGCTGTTATAGCCTTGGCTATAAGCATGCAATGCCATGCGATACCACTCGCTCTTTTCATGCGCGGTTGGTTCAATGTCCTGCACATCAAGCTGCTTTCCCAATGTCGCCGGGTTCGTCGCAACTCTGGTCTGTTTCTGCATAGCCATTACTCCTTATGGTGTTGTGATTTGCATTTGATGTTGTCGCCCTGTTCCCACAAGTCGCAACGCCCCAAGTCAATGCTCGCGTCCTCAACAGCGCCGGATATGAACGGCACGCGAATGTGAGGGCACTCGTTGAATGTATAAAGCCAGATGATGCTGACGATTACAGTGGTGTAGAAAAAGATATGGAATGATTTCATAGTCAGATGTCCTTCTATGGTTGTTAGTCCGGTGAATGTATCATGATAGTTATGAACAGTCAATAACAATCTGCGACCAAGGTGTAAGGGGTTGGCGAGCGTGTGTGTGAGGGTAATGGGGTGTTGAACTCTGGAGGAGGAAGAGGGGCGGCAGGGGGTGGGGGCTGAGTTTGGACGCCTTGGCTTTGGCCGTGTAGGCTTCGACCATAATTTTTGCGGGGAAATCACACTCGTATATACACCACGTTTGTATATACACTAGTGCAATATGCACTAATGAAAAAGCACCCCCTTCACTTTAATCTTGACTACTCCCCAAAATTTTTCTGGACTTTTCAATGAAACATGTATATACATATACCCATGAGCACCTACTACCAGTCACATATCGCATGTCCGAAGCACCGTCATAAGTATAGGTGGAGCGAGTCCCATCTGTGCATGTCGTGCTTTGATTTCCATGACGAGCCTGTGGACCCCATGCCTCCTGACAAGAGGAATGGAACGGGAGAGCGTAGGGAATACCGTCACAACCATTATCTTAAAACCAAACTGAAGGAGCAGACCGTATGAACACCTCAAGGCTACCTAATATCATATTCAACTTTGTAGCCGTCTTCGCTATGGCATTCCTCCTGAAACCATATGCCAATGGCAAGCAGCCCGTAGGTAAGTTTGGAATGCTGCTTATCGTCCTCGCCGTATATACCCTTGGAAGGGTGGTGCTGAAATGACAAGACCTCGCGCAGGATGCTGGCTGCATGCGAAGCAGAACAATCTGCCGACCTATAAGGGAAGGATGCCGTGCAAGCGGTGCGGGATATTCGAGAAGTTCACAAAGAATAGCGAGTGCGTGAATAAGTGTAACCGCATCAGGAACCGCGAGTACCGGGAGTATTGCAGGAAGAATCAGGTGGAGAATAAGTCTTCGTATGCCTCGACCTCCCTTGGCATACCCAAGCCCAAGGTTACGCCGGAGGAGGGATGGCGAAACCTCTCTCCCGACTTTACGCCTGACAACCTCAGCACAGGATGGATGTAGTGATATGACGAAGTTCAGGCCCTCCGCCTTTCGGTATCTGGAGTATGGAGACTGGGTAATGAAGTACAGGCATAACTGGTCGCCGGTCGGAGATAAGGTTATGCAATCGACTCCGGTGGCGACCCTGTGTTGTATATACGGTAAGAAGAAGGCGCTTAAATGCTTCATGCCGGATAATATCATCAGGCGTCCGGGAGGCAGGGAGAGGATGACGGCGATATACAAGTCCTTCATGCGCCATGGACTGCCCATCACCGAGGACCAGTTTCACGCCATGGCCTTTAGAGAGGACAAGCCGGACCTTATACCGTCGATGGCCGGAGATTACATATGATTATGGAAGTGGCGTGCGGCGTGGTGCTGGGCTGGGTCTTTATCCTGATACTGAACGCAGTCATCATCTGGATGATGGATTAAATCGAACCCTTTACTCGCAGCCGGTAACAGTATATACATGGATTTATATGGAACCATTTGACATCGTTTCACGCCTTGAAGACCTGCGCATCACCTTTATGCGCGGGCATCAGGAGGATTATTCCGAACTGGTGAACGATGCCATTCAGGAGATTAAGGCACTCAGGGCGAGGCAGGTGATGATAGACCGTGAAACCCTGTTCGACCTTGACGCGCCCAAACCCTTTCAACGCGACCCTAAGATTATTGGAGAGTGATGTGAATTTTAATGATGAATTTGAGGCTTTATGCAAACTCACGGAATCAGCTTTAGCCGGAACAGCAACTACTGTCGCCACTCGCCATGACTGCACTGCTGATAAGATGGCAAGAACAGCGGTAGAGATAGCTAAGTCCGCCATGAAGGAGCTTAAGAAGAATGGCTGAGCCAATTATCAGGTCTATTGGCGTTATAGAGGAAATAGCAAAGAGCCTTGGTGAAGGATTGCTAAAGCAGTTGGCTGAGCAACTGGTGTATATAATGCGGGAGAATGAAAAAATAACGGAAGCCGCTGTGAATATCGTAGCTCAGTCAGGTGCGGATAACGGAGGCTATTCTTTCGGACCTCTTGCTTATAAAAAACTAATTGAATGTTGCCCAAAAGCTTATGAAATGCATGAGAATAAAATAAGGAATATATATGGCTGAGCCGATTGAACAGCCATACGAATACAAGCCGCCTGTCTATGAGCGCGAGCTTGTCAGGTTCATACCCTCGCCCATGATGACGCAGTACCACGAAGGATTGCAGCGTAAGTACGAAGAGGACCGGAGGGATTGGAGAAAGCTTCATCCCGACCGGGATTATAAATCATTAACCACAAAGGAAGACGAACATGCCGAAAGCAAAGAAGACTGCTCCATGGAGCAAAACAAAGAAGACCGTAAAAACTCTGAAGCAGAAATCCGCAATGCCGAAAAAGACCGCGAAGCGTATCTCGAATCCCAAAAGCGTAAAGCCGAAGAAATCGAAAGCCAAGCCTGCCAAGGCGAAAGCGAAAGGTAAGAAGCGCGGCGGACATCTCCACCCCTTTGCAGCCCTTGCGCAGCAGGTGAGCGCGCTGCAGGCCAATGTTGATTCGCTTCTTGCCCGCGTGGTGCATCTGGAGGAAAAGACTGCCGATGCCTCCGAAGCCGCCTGAGACTGATAAGTTCAAGACTGCCATCTCCATCCGTGTCGATACGGAGGTGCTGGAGTTCTATCGTAACTCCGGCAGGGGATGGCAGTCGCGCATCAACCAGTTGCTGCGTACGAACATGGATAGGCTGCTTAAAAGAAAGAGGAAGTGATGCTTGGAATTATACGCAGGATGGAATGGGAGCAGTTGCCGCTAATGATACCTGTCAAAAATGGATACGTTGAGGTGAGGAAGATAGAATTAAAGCGCAACAACGACCTGCAGGGTGTACTGCGGGAAATAGAAGAGTCGATAGGGAGTAATATTGATGAACGGTGATTTCAATCCCACTTGCGGCAACTGCAAATTTTACAAGCCGACAATAGGAAGGCCGTCCGAAGGACTCTGCCGCCGCTTTCCACCTGTAGTTATTCCACTTCCCCTGCCGCCGCCAAACCCTCCGGTGGCGCCGGTTGCCGTGATGCCGAATATGCAGGATTCCAACTGGTGCGGGGAATGGAAGGGAAAACATCTGATATGACCGATAATCCCTTCGTCACCCTTCCCCACACACGCTCCGATACCGTGAAGCTTGCGATTTCTTCATGCTCTAACCGGCCTATCGAACCACGCTGTGCAATGGCGCTCGCCATGATGGTGCATTACACCACCGCCTTTCAGGTTCCTTTCGGACTGCTCTTCCGCCTGCAGGCGTCCTTGCTGATGTCATCGCGTCAGGAATGCCTTGATGAGGCAATTAATGACGGATGCACGCATCAGCTATGGTGGGATGACGATATTGAAATGCCAGCGGACTGCGTTCTGCGCATGCTCGATACCATGAAGAAGAATCCGGAGATAGATGTCATCGCAGCCAACTACTGCCGCAAGCAGGACGAACTTCGTTATACTGCGGAAGACCTTGATGGAAATATGATGGAGTCTTACGGAAAGACCGGACTACAGGAGGCGGATAAGGTTGGTATGGGCCTGATGCTGGTAAAACTCAGGAAGCTACGCGCCATATCCGCGCCGCACTTTGAAGTGAAGTGGAGCGACAAGCACAAGCAGTACCGTGGAGAGGACCGCTACTTTACGGCCAAGCTGCGCGAGCATGGCATGCGTATCTTCGTGGACCACGATATCTCCAACTGGACGCAGCACTGGGGGTCGCTGGGATATTCCTATAAACTGTGGCATCCCGATGCGCAGGCTCCGCCGCTGGGCAAGATAATCATACTGGATGAGGAAAGCAGGGAAAGGGTTTCGGGAAAAAAATATGAGTGAGCCGATAAAGATAACCGATTACCGCCGAAATATCCTCGCATACATGCCGACTTATGCCCCGGAAGCAGGCGAGGAAGACGGCTTTGCCCGCCCTCTGGTGCGCCTGAACATGGACCAGATAGCCGACCGCATCAACGTGCTGGGGCCAAAGAGCCGCAACCGACCGTGGGTCTATCTCGACTGCATCGATTCCGTAGTGAACCAGAGGCCGGATGTTGAACTGGTGGTGGCGGATGCCCGCAGTTCTGAAATTATACGCACGCAGATGGCGATACATCATAAGCAGGCGAAGGGTTACGAACTTGCCTTTTATCCTGAAAAGCTGTCGCAGTGGGCGGTGATGAACGATATACTTGCGCGTCATTCTAAACCGGAAACCGAATTTTTCATCTACACCAGCAGCGATATTGTCTGGGCTATGGACTGGGTATCGGAGGCGGTAAAGGAGTTTGACAGGGACCCGGCTCTGCAAATCGTCTTCCCGATGGTGAATGCTGGTGACCTGTCGATGCCATTACAGCTTGCGCCTGGCCCCTGCGATATGGATATGCTGGACCCTGCGGACTACATGCATACGATAGGAGTGAAGGCGGCGCGTGCTCCCTGCTGCAATATGTACGTTGCCATGTTCCGCATGGATTTCCTGAAAACTTACGGCGGCTACATGGACCTCTTCAAGAACTGCTTCACTGAAAGCTTCCTCTACTACCAGTGCGAGGCGATGGGCGGGAAGATGCGGGTCATGCCAAGAGGATGGTGCTATCACCATAATGGTATCGATGTATGGGTCAGCGAAAAGGGCTTTTATGGCTATACCAGCGAGAAGCCTATCTTTGACAAGGTAATGGATGAAGTGGAGAAGGCAAGAAACGAAAAGGCCATGACCGTGGAATTCCTCCGTGATAAGCTTTACAGGAAGAATTCATGATCTATTTCTATAAAGACCCGCTGGCCGCTGCGTGGATGTCAAAACATTTCGGCATGAAGATAAGCCGCGATCTGGACGGTCAGGAAACTGAAATGACTTTCAATGCTTTTGTTCTTGGCACGCTTTATGAATTCAGTAGATTTTATATTTATACCTCATCCCTACATTTGCTTGAACCCACTCAGCAAGATATAATTATTGATGGAAAAATTATCCAGCGCAACGGCATTGCCTTCATATGGCCGGAAGTGGAAATATGATCGCTGAAGATCGTATATTAAAACTTGAGCATCAGCTTGTGAAGGACAGAGTGATGTTTGAAAACCTGTACCGGCAAGGTGATTTGGCCCCGGACTGGAGAATGCACTGCTCTCTTCGCGTTTCCGAGATAAACCTTTTGGTAGGCGAATCATGACCGAGGTATGGGATTCTTCGCTTGCGCCATTATGGAATAACGTCTGTCATGCGATTAGCCAGACGGTAAAATATTACCATTCGGAGAAAGGCGATCGCATCTGCAATATAGGCGACATAACGGATGCGGTAATGGCAGAAGTGAACGCATGGTGCAAGCGTCAGCCGGAGAATCAGGCGTCACACTATATGCGGGAGAACGAGAATCTGCGTACCGCTCTTAGCAGTATAGAGGGCTGCTGCATGTGGGCGTTTGATATAGGTGACCCGAAATACTATCCCGATGCATGGCTCCCTGAAAACCGGGCGAAATCGTACGCGCATGAAATAAATCGTGCCAGAAAATATGCCTTATGCGCCTTGTTTCCTGACAGGGCTGCCAATGGCGAATTTGAAAACCTCACTACTGACGATTGGTGTCTGATAGTGGATAGGTATGATAATGGAGAAAAGAATAATGGAAAATCCTAAAATAAAAATATCTGTTCTCTGCGCTTCGCGTAATAACACTAATGGCCTGCGCACGGTCATAGGCGCTCTCGATATGCTTAAAAGCAGGCAGCATGAAGTGCAATACATGGTTTCCGGTGATACCGACGACAAGGACACGATAGACACCATTGTCGGAATGAACTTCTCTGGTATGGATGTCTATGGATGCTGTAGCGAGCGAACGCCGTCACTCGGTGCGAAGTGGAATAAGGCAGCATCTACTCTTCCGGGAGATGTATATGCTATCATTACCGACCGCGCCTGCCCTGTCACACCCTTCTGGGATAACGTGATTGCCGATGCCGTTGAAAAGGACGCGAACCGGATTACATGGTGGACGACGAACGCAGGTCCGGTGATACCGATTGTTCCGAAGAAATGGTACGAGGCGGCTGGAAACCAGATATTCACCGATTATTTCCCCTTCTGGTTCGATGATACATGGCTTCATGAACTGTCTGCTATGGTGCATGGCTTGCCAAACTATCTGGTGCAGGCTTCCTGTTTTATTTATAAGAAGAGTCCTGTTACCAAGAGACTTCGTGACCTGCGCTTCTGGATGGATTTCTTTATAGCAAAGCGTCCTGAGCGAATCATGCATGCGTGTGAAATTCGCTCTAAACTTGGATTGCCCATGCCTGATATTAAACCAGTCGAGGAATGGTATAAGGGAACGGACGTTATGTGGGAACAGAAATGGAAAATGTGGGAAGAGGTAATGGGCGATAAATCCGAACCGGATACAACCTATCTGGCCGCAAAGAAGTCGGCAGAGGAATTCATGAATGCCAACCGCGCTTGAAACCCTCTTCAAGCAGAACCCGATGCTTGCAAAGGGCATCATCTATCAGGCTGCTGCGGAGAAGAGTCTTTATGAATTCATAAAGCTTATGTGGGAATACCTTGAGCCGGGACGCGAGTTCCGCGAGGCTCGCCATATCCGCGCCATGTGCGAGCATCTTGAGGCTGTCTCGCGTGGAGAGATAAAAAAACTTCTTATCAATATTCCTCCCGGCTTCGCCAAGAGCATCGTGGTAAATGTCTTCTGGCCTGCATGGGAATGGATTCACTGGTCGCACCTTCGCTACCTAACCTTTTCCTATGCCTCAAGCCTTACCGAGCGCGATAACGGAAGGTTCAGAGCGATTATTGAGTCAGACCTGTACCGCGCCTTATGGGGTGAGAAATTCTATCTGGTGAAGGATAACCAGATAAAGGTGGAGAATAACAAGACGGGATGGAAGATTGCATCGTCTGTCGGAGGCACCGGCACCGGAGAGCGCGGAAATCGCCTCATTATCGATGACGCCAATAACATCAAGGATGTGGAATCGAAGATTACTCGCAGTGAAACAAACCGCTGGTATATGGAGGTTCTCCCTTCCCGCGTTATCGACCCAAACGAATCCGTCTTTGTGAACATTCAACAGCGCTCCAACGAAGATGACGTTTCCGGCCTTATCCTGTCGCGGGATATGGGATATGAGCATCTGATGCTACCGATGGAGTTCGACCCTGACCGCAAGTGCGGGACTTCGATAGGATGGGAAGACTGGCGCGAAGAGGAGGGCGAGTTGCTTTGGCCTGAAGTTTATAATCAGGAAGCGGTAGACAAGCTGAAGTCCGACAAGGAAATGTCCAGTTATGCCTATGCCGGTCAGTATATGCAAAGCCCCGCCCCTCGTGGTGGAGGTATCATAAAATCTCTGTGGTGGAAGCTTTATCCTAAGCAGGGTGAGGTCTTTGATGAATACGGCCAGCCTTTACGCCCATTGGAATTCCCGGAGATGGATTTTATCATCGGCTCGGTCGATGGCGCGTTTGGCGAGAAGGAGGACAACGACTTTTCAGCCATGTCCGTTCTTGGCGTGTACCGCGAGGACGGAGCGCCGAAGGTTATCCTGATGTATGCATGGCAGAAGCGCTACCGCTTTCATGGAGCCGTTCCGGAACGGCGCAAGGGAGAATCGCAGAAGGTTTACCTTGAGCGCGAGGAATGGGGATTCGTGGAGCGTGTCGCTTATACGTGCCATATGCTGCAGGTTGACCGGCTGCTTATCGAGAACAAGGCTTCCGGCATCAGCTTGGGTCAGGAAATCAGGCGGCTTTACAGCAACGAGAAGTTTGGCGTGGAACTTATCAATCCGAAGGGCGATAAGATTGCCCGCGCACATTCCGTTTCCCACCTCTTCGAGAACGGTGTAATATCGGCGCCGAACCGGGAATGGGCGACCTTGGCGATTGATGAATGTGGAAAGTTCCCGAAGGGGCATGATGACCTTCCAGATTCCATCTTCCAAGCCCTGATTTGGCTACGCAAGACCGGCTGGGCGCTACGCACTAACGAATACGAGGAAGAGGTCGAGCCGAAAGAGTTTAAAGGAAGACAAAACGAGGCGATATACGATGTATAAATATGTTCAATCAAGAACTCATGAACAGGATCTTAACGGGAGTATATCTACTAGCGATTGGCCGTTTTTAAATATTCCGATGGAGGATAAAATGTACCAGAAATTCTACCTGACTACGCCGCAGGGTGAAAAGGAGCTTCGTAAGAGGCTTGAGGAAGACCCGGAACAGGTCAAGGCATGTCGCAAGCGACTAGGTGAGCTTGACCAACTGCTGAAATCGGATGAAAACCGCTGTCATGTGAGCAAGGACCAGCGTAATTTCCTCCGTCGCATGCTTCTGCCTTATTCAAACTGAGGATGGAATATGGGAATTGATGTTATTGTCGATAGTGATGACTTAGAAAAACTTCTTTATGTTACTGGCTGCATAAAGCAAATAGAAAGCGCCATTACCAACCAGAAAAAAGACCCTTGGGCAAAGAGCGCTGAATCTGGATTTGAACTGGCGCATGTTTCACTGAATAAAGCATGGCTGAATGCCAAAAGAGGCCGCGATAGGGTTCTACATAAGCCAACTGATTATGATATTTCGCAGGCAATCAACATTGCTGATTCTGGAATATGCCCTGATATGCGCAATCCTGATTTCAAACACCTGCGTATTCTTGGCCTCTTGGAGATGGGAAATATTTACCAAGTGACAAAATGGGCGGATACCGGAGAAGTAGAGAGCATTCCAAATCCTGTTACTCTTATTCGTCTGTCGCCTCGCGGAAAGCAGATTGCTATGGAATACAAGATGAGGAAAGAAGGCAAATTCCTTAAAGACAATGGTTCTGATATTGACGGTGATTTTGTTGAGACAGGAAAGTTGCTGGAAAATCATTTAAAATAGCCGTATAATGGCAAAATGCCAATTTCCCCTACAACATTGCCGGATAATCAGGAATTGCCCGCATCCCTGATGGGCGATGTGGATGTTTCTCTTGATGATGGCTCCGATGTCATCGCTGACAAGAGTTCTTATGACCCGTTGACGGGCGTGAGCATATCAGTATCTGAAAACGGCGATGTGGAGATAAATTTCGATGCCCGCAAGGAGATGGCGCAGAAGGACACTTCCTTTTCAGCTAATCTTGCGGAGAAAATCAGCGAATATGACCTTGCCAGCCTATGTGACGATATTTTACGCGGCATTAACGCCGATATCGAAAGCCGCGCCCAGCTTGAAAAGACGTATGACCGTGGAATCGACCTCCTTGGCCTGACGCTGGAAGAAGCATCGAGCGAGGCTACCTCCGAAGGAACGGTTTCCAAGGTTTACGACCCGACCTTGCTTGAGGCGGTGATAAACTACCAATGTACGACGAGCGCGGAGATGCTTCCGTCTGCAGGCCCGGTAAAGGTCAAGGATTACACCGATGAACCAAGTACCGACCGCATAAAGCTGGCCGACGACCTCGAAAACGATATGAATTATTACCTGACGGCGGTGCGTAAGGAATATTACCCGGATACCCGCCGTATGCTGTTCGCCCAAGGCTTCTGTGGTAATGGGTTTAAAAAGGTTTATAAATGCCCGATACGCAAGGCTCCGGTATCCGATTACGTGTCGATGCAGGATTTCATCGTCAGCAACGATGCGGTAAGTCTCGCCAACTGCGGACGCATGACGCACCGGACCATGCTTCGCCCATCCACGATGAAACGCATGATGTTGGCGGGTGTGTACCGCGATATCGACCTTGTGCATCCGCATGAGCAACCGACGACGACCGAGCGCAAGATTAAAAAGATTGAAGGCATCCTGTCACAGCCGCGCTACGAGGACGAAAGGCATACGGTCTACGAGTCCTATGTTGAGGCAGACCTGTCGTCATATGGCTTTGACGAGAAGGGGACGCCGGAAGGCTTGCCTCTTCCTTATCGCGTCACCATTGACAAGGACAGCCGGGAGATTCTGGAGATACGGCGTAACTGGAGGGAATCGGATGAAGACTTTAGGGCAATTATTCGCTTCGTCCACTATGGTTTTATACCCGGACTTGGATTTTACCATTATGGATTCATACACATACTTGGCAACACAGCACGAGCGCTTACGGCCCTTGGACGACAGCTTCTTGATGCCGGTCAGTTTGCTAACTTCCCCGGTCTTCTCTCCTCTGACATCGGCGGACGGCAGGACAGCACGCAAATCCGTGTAAATCCTGGCGGTATGAAGACCATCAAAACTGGAGGCATGAAGATTACCGATGTCGTGATGCCGCTCCCGTACAAGGAACCCAGCCAAGTCCTCATGACCCTTGCCAAGAACGTGTCGGACAATGCCCGCAGGCTTGCCATGACGGCACAGGTGCAGGTAGGCGAAGGTCGCGCTGATGTCCCGGTTGGGACTATCATGGCGCTTATCGAGCAGGCGACTAAGCCGATGGCGGCATTGCACAAGCAGAACCATTCCTCACAGCAGGAAGAGTTCGAGATGCTGAAGGAACTCTTTGCAGAGGACCCGCAAGCACTTTCAAAATATTCCAAGAATCCGCGTCGTAAGTGGCAGGCGGCGGAGGAATTTCAGGACTTGGACCTTGTGCCGGTTTCCGACCCGAATGTGCCGTCCCATACCCATCGCGTGATGATGGCAACCGCCTTGTCGCAGCTTGTAAACAGCTTCCCGGAACTCAACCGCACATGGGCCTTGGAAATCATCCTCTCGACCTTGGGATACCCGCTTCAGGGCGCCATTCAGGCTCCTCCCGCACCTCCAGGACCTCCGCCCCCTCCCCCGCCAGACCCATCCAAGATGGCAAAGATTCAGGTGGATGCCGAGAAGGAGCGTAGAGAGGCTGCTACCGCGCTTATGGAAGTGCAGGCGCGTGAGAAGGATCAGGAGATGGAGGACGCTAATGCGCAGGCTGACCGGGAATCCAAGGAGCGAATTGAGCAGATGAATCTTGAGGAAGCGAAACTAAGGACGGCATCGGAGATGCACAGCGCCGAGCGCGATAGACAGCATGAGGCGAATCAGGCGGGACTTGACCGCCAGCACGAACTGCAGAAGCCCGTTGAACCTAAATCCGAATAATGCTAATATGGTGAAATATGAATGAAACTCTCGCACAGCTTCTTCCTGAATTAGCGACCCCTCCGGCTCCCGCTGAAGAAGTACAGCCTGCTGCTGAAATTCCGCCCACTGTTGAAGACTCCGTTCCAGAAACTCCCGTTCCTCTCTCGGCGAGGGAGGAACTTCTTTCCCTTATTATTTCGGGAAGCGATGCGGGTGCCGGTGCCCTTGCGTGGAATACTGCGCTTACTGATACTGTAAACTTTCTTGACCTTGCTGATCTTCCCGCCATTCAGACGGTGGACAGATTGCGCGGTCAGAAAGAGGCAAATATTCGTGACAAGGTGCAATGTGCGAATTCTGTTCTTGTCCTTCTGGCGAATTACGGCTCTGATACGGATAATGCTGCTCTTGTGGCTGCGTGCGAAACGTATGCTGATAAGATGAAAACCATCATAAAAAGGCTGTGTTTATGAAACACGATGACCACAAACATAAGAATGCCGAACGTATTCTTAAACAGGCTGGTTACTCCTGCAAGATTGGCACTTATGCCAAGGGTGGCGCTGTGAAGCATGACGATGAGCCGGAAGACGAAAAGCTCATCCGTAAAATGGTCAAAAAAAAAGACCTGAAGAAGCCTGAGAAGAAGGCGGAGGGTGGATTCGTCCACGGAGGCATGCCCAAGAAGCGCCTCGACAAGATTTTCCGACAGACTGATAAGGGTGATGCCAATACCTCGATGCCCTTCCCGACCGGCAAGGAGAAATATGCTCGCGGCGGCAAGGTGAAATCCAAGGGTAAGACTCAGGTGAATGTGATTATCGGCAATCCCGGAGGCGGCGGCGCTCCTGCTGGCCCTCCTCCGATGATGGCCTCTCCGCCTCCGCGTCCTCCGATGCCGCCAATGGCTCCTCCTCCGGGCGCTATGCCGCCTCCGGGTGCGGGCGCTCCTCCTGCCGGTATTCCGATGCGGGCGAAGGGTGGGAAGGTGCCGAAGATGGAATTTGGTGGAGGCGGCGGAAAAGGCCGCTTAGAAAAGATTGAGAAATACGGTGAGAAGGCTAAGAACTAACGTAATAGGCTAGAGATTTTCTGCGAAGTGCATACTGCAAAGCATAGAGCGGGATATTGAAGCGACAATCGCACGGCAAAGAGCCGGTCAACTAGCAGGGCTAGTTGCGTCAGTATCTCCGATTGGAGATAGATGGTTATCAAGACTCACGAAGATATAAAAGTTGGCTCCGTTCATATGTTAAAGAACGGAAATCGCGCAATCATTCTACACAAGGATGAGATAACGCAATCAATAATTTGCTACGATTTCACGCTCGCCAAGAATGTCACTTATTCCGAAAAGGAAGTCCAAGATAAGTTTTTTTCCATAGGACTGTGGGATATTGAATGGCCGAAGGAGATGGCATATTGCGATGGTATTGCCAGCGTGACGACGATGGAGGCCCATGCCAGAATTCTTGGTGATAAAAAAGTTGTAGAAAGCCGAATGGCTCTTGAGCGGGCAGTTGAATCCAGCGAAGACGACGATGGTTTAATTACATGCGGAAAGTTAATATGGTCCGCAGAGCATCAGGAATTTGCAAAGCGTATTGAAGTCAGCCGTGGTGATAATTTTCTCAAAATAATGCGCGATACCTATAATTCGCTTGGCGATACTATCGACGCTGCTGCTGCCGATACGATTGTTTTGCGTATACCTGTCGCATTCAATTTCTTCTGCGATTATTGGGCGGGCAAAAGATACTTAGCTATGTATACTAGATTTTCACTTCTAAAAAACAATGAGCAGGTGAGAATCGAATGGGGAGATAAGAAGGGTGAGGGTTTGTGAGTTCAAAATTCAGGGATATGCTGGAAACACGCATCAGGGAAGAAGCCCTTGAGCGCGGTGATTCATTTATCAATAGCCGCAACGGTGATATACATGAAACCGGTGTGCAGCGCGGATTCCTCATGGCCCTCAAAGAAGTTTTGAACTGGTCACAGGAAATAGAAAGGAAATTGAATAATGGCTAAATATATTGCCAATCCAGTTGAGGTGGATGCTTTTGTCATCATAGCAATCAGTAACCCTCTTTCAAGAATTCAAGCGCCGGTCGGAGCCAAGATATGCCTGACGCTGGATAATATGGAGGATAAATATCCCGATGATGGCATGCTTGCCCGCTATTCGCCCAAGGTTGGAGATTATTGGGTTATCCAGGCTGATGGATATATCTATATTAATCCCAAGGTTGTTTTTGAAAGAAAATATTCACAAGTAGGAGAATTTCATTCATGAGTGCATTACTGAAAAAGGAACACGAACTCGGATTCTCCAATCGCCGCGAGCGCGACAATTACGGAAAGAATATTCACAAGACCACGGAATACGCAGCCAACCCTCATAGGGCTATTCTAGACTTCATCGCACCTTATCTCGATGACATCCATCTATCTGCAGACAAACTTTTAGTGGCGACCTATCGCCAACCGGAGAAGACGGAAGGCGGAATCCTGCGCACCGATTCAGCGCTTGAAGAGGATAAGTTTCAGGGGGCTGCCGGATTGGTGCTTAAAGTCGGACCTGCTGCCTTCAAGGACGATGCTTCCGTGACATTCAAGGGATTTGAGGCCAAGGAATTGGACTGGATTACCTACCGGCCCGTACATGGATCGGCGCGTGAAATTGCAGGGCTACATTGCAGGTTCCTGCAGGACTTGCACATAGATGCAGTCATCTCAGACCCAACTTTAGTGTGGTGATATGCCGAAAGAGAATTTTAGAGACATATTGCTTCCCGGAGTTATGTGCATGGTGGCTGAGATGGAAGCTTGCATAATGGCAGATTTTAATCGAATCGCTGATGCTGCCAGTAAATCCGAGAATATGACGGAAAAGAATTGGGCAAGAGTTGGACGTGCAATTCTTAATGAAATTTCCATGTCCTATTTTGGAGTTCCTGAGAGCATGTCGTGGGGTGATGGCAATAAAAGAGCAAGAACTATGCTTAAAGAAGGAACTATTTTTAATATAAGAAAACGGGAGAATGATTAATGGTCGAAATACCGAAAGTCGAAGAAAAGAAGGTTGAATCAGCGCCTGCCGTTATCATGTCGTCTGCTGCAATCAAGCCGGAAGAAATAGAAATAGAGCATGAGGATGGTGAAGGCACTCCCTCTGTAGTACGCAAACCGAAGGATGATCCTCTTGCCGAACTTCGTGCTAATCAGGAATCCGCTGAAAGAGCGCTGAAAGAGGAAAAGGAGCGGCGTATTACCGCCGAGCGCGAACGCGATGCTTCCAAGGCGCAGGTGGAAACCGTTAAGACCAACCTTGCAAAGAGCGAGACTGATAAGGTGGCGGCGCAGGAAGCCGCGATACTTAATCGGGTCGAGAGCGCTAAGGCGGAGCTGGTTAACGCCAAGAATGCGTGGATTGAAGCGGTCGATACAGGGAAGTCAGCCTCTGTGCAGGCCGACCTGCAGGAGAAGATTGCCGATGCGACCTATAAACTGAATGGCGCAGTTGGCGCGAAGACCCATTTTGACAACTGGAAGGAAGGCCAGAAGAATAAACCTGTACCCAAGGCTGCGGATGACAATGTATCTCCTGCTGCGAAGGCATGGATTGACTCACATCCACGCTTCAAGACTGATACGAAATACCGTCGCGCTGCCGAGAGGGCGCATGAAGACGCGCTGGATGATGGCGTTTCTGCCGACAGCGATGAGTATTTTAAGCGTATCAATGCTGCCATAGCGCCATTTGAGGGTGGAGAGCCTGCGGCAACACCTGCTCCGGCCAGAAAACAGGCATCGGCAACGTCTACTGCCGCGCCTCCGAGCAATGATTCCGCTGCGGCAGGTGCCAGTGGAGGTAATGCAGCGTCTGAACGGCGTGAAGGACGTAAAACCTTCAAGCTGGACGGCGCCATGCGCGAGATGGCTATCAAAACTTATGGAAAGAATTCATCTTTCAAGCTTTCTGACGACGAAGCATACAAGAAATATGCTGCCCGTCAGTTGGAAATCAGGGAAAAACGCGCAAATGGTGAAAGGATTTAGTTATGGTTGAAGTTCCGGCACAGACACAGGTAAAGCCTTGGGATGCTACTGCTCTGCAGAAGCCAGAGGCGATGGCAGTTCATAGAGAGGCTGCCGAAGCATCTCCCTTTGAGGTGAAATCGACTGCTTCAGTTCCTCGCAAGGCAATTTCACTTGCCGATTTTCAGGATGTAAAGCGCGATGTCGATGAAGCCAAGGACCATCTCTATATTCCAAAGCATCTGAAGCCTGATGGCATTGCAATCGAGTGGAAGCGATACTCTGTCTTCAATAAAGAGGACAAAAAGCATCGAATGGAGGTTTACCGCGCTGGCTGGCGTGAACTTCCAAGTAATTCCGCTGGCTTCGCAGAGCATTTTGCCGCTTTTGTTACCGGTAGTATCTTTGAATACGAAGGCTTGGTGCTTATGTACCGTCCGCAGACCATGAGCGATGCGGCAAAGAAGGAAGAGGCGCGAAAGGCCGGTTCTCTTGTGCAGGACAAGATGGAGGAGATGGGTATGGCTTCACCCAACAAGGATATTCCTGCAAAACGCTTCCAGTTGGAGCGTGGTTTTGAGGAAAAGTTACCCGGTGGCAATCCTGCTGCCGTGGCAGTTCCGGAGTAATATATGGGATTTGTCATATCGCGTGATACAGGCGACGGGAAGCCACCTCTTTTCATGAAGAACAGCGTGAATGTCTTCGGTGACTTACCTTCAGCCTTTAATTTTCCGACCGAAGCGCTGGCTCACAAGATGATTGACGACAATTACGATGTGCTTTCGGACTGCATCATCCTGCCGAACGATGAAACGCTGCTTTCTGTCACCAATGAGCGTTCCAATGAAGAACTCAGCGGAATGAAGATTAACACCGACCATTTACCATAAGGAGAAACGCCATGACTTCTGATTTCCTGACTGAACTGAAGAATGAGGAGCTTGCGATTGTCGCAGGTCCTCTGGAAGACTTCCTTGTAAGTTTGCAATCGCCCGATGTGAATTATTTATCAGTTCTTCATGCGGCAAAGAACCTTCAGCTTAAGGTTCTCATGCTTGACGGACCTGCGCAATCAGTGTTCATTAACTTGATTGCTACGTCACTTCAGGCTAAACTGAAAAGCATACTTACTCCTCCGGCGACTCCTCCAGTGACTCCTCCTCCAGCGGCGTAAGTATGTAACCCTTCTAAGGGGATTTTTATGAACTTCTTTAACCCATTTAAGAGAATATGGAGATTTCTTATGACCTTTGAAGACCAGATGTTGGCAACGCTCAACAACACCAGCACGATTCTCACGAATCAGGCTGCGATTCTCACTGCCATTCAGAGCATTCCCGGAGCCAATACTGCGGCAATCACGAGTGCTTTGGCGGCAATCTCGGCTCAGACTACTGACATCGATACGCAGATCACTAATATCAGCGCTCAGTTTCAGCCGACTCCGACTCCCACTCCTGCCCCCACTCCGGCTCCTACTCCGGCGCCGTAATGCGCTTCGCTCTCTTCACCCTCCTGCTCATCCTTTCCGGATGCGCAGTGCAGGGTGTCGAGTGCATTGACAGAAATGTTCCTTGTGTGGTGACATTTTCATATGACTTCGCATAGCGATTTAAACGCCGCACTTCTCTGCCAGATACTTTACGACCGCCCATCCTATTTCGACAGGATTATCGATATCGGCGGCGTATATGCAGGCTTCAAGCTTATCTCAGGTATTCCAACTTTTGTCTTTCGTGGCAGCACTACTGCACAGGACTGGTTACGTGATTTGGAAAGCATAGAGATTGCGCAGCATCCTGCACTTGGTCCTGTTGGCAAGGGATTCGTGCGCGGGATAGATGAGGTGTTTGAATTCATCCAGCGCAATATAACACTTCCTGACGAAATTATTCACTTCTATGGACACAGCCTTGGCGGTCCTCACGCTGCATATATGGCCGGATTATTTATCAGTGCCGGATATAAGGCGGAACTTGTGATGTTTGAACCCGCACGTTCTTGCGGGCAGAAGATGATGGCGATATTGACAGGCCATAATGTGCGTTGCTATCGAAATGGCGACGATCCGGTGCCGATTGTACCTCTCGGCCTTTATCATCCCTCTGCGCTTATTCAACTTGATTGTGATGCGGTTCCCGGCGATATAACTCCGCTGAAACGCCATCATATGCCGCTTATAATCACGGCAATAGCGCTGCGAGAAAATGGATTTTATGACAGCACTCTTTCGACCTGATGCAATTGTGTTTGCAAATCAGTAATAAAGTGTTATTATATGAATATTGAAGTTCCTTTGGGCGCCCCAAAGGGTAGTTAAAACGAGTAAATCTTCCGCGCCGGAATGTATTGCTCATCTCTCTCGGATACAGAGACATGGCACAGAACACATTCGCGCCTAACGGATTTAGCTTCATCCGTAACAATCTCAGTGCAGCCCCGACCTATCAGACCACGCTTGCGGAGATTTCTTCCGCAAATGCCAATTCGTTTGGCAAGGGCGATGTGGTCAAGCTGCTCTCCACCGGATTCATTGACCGTGCGCTGACGACCGATACTTCTTTCTTCGGCATCATCGATTGGGTCGAATATTATGACACAGTGCAGCAGAAGAAGATTCGCTCACTGGCATGGCAGGCCCCTGGTACTGCGCTGGCAACCAGCATTTATGCCTCAGTCATTACTGACACTCAGGCGGTATTCTCGGTTCAGGGCGGTGCAACCAACACCGGCCCGTTTGTTCAGTCCAATGTCGGACTTAACGTCAATTTTGGCGGCAATGCGGCTCCGAATACCACGACCGGACTCAGCACGGCCTATGCCGACTTTGCGACGGTATCCACCGCAAGCACCTATCCTTTCCGTATTCTTGGCCTTGGATACAACAACTATCTGGGTCCCATCGGGAATCTTGGCTACGACAATACGATTGCGAACAACATCATCGAAGTCATGGCGAATCCCACCGCTTGGTTGGGCACTAGCGCAACCGGCATATAAGGGAGTTAAAAAATGGCTATTTCACTTGCCTATATTAAAGACCTTCTCCTGCCGGGCGTCATGGAACTCCCCGGTATGTACGAGCAGATTCCCATGCAGTGGTCGAAATACTACAGCAAGAGTACATCGCAGATGGCGGTCGAGCGCTCGGTTTCGATGCGCTATGTCGGCCTGCCGTATATCAAGGCTGAGGGTCAGGCAACCACCTTCGATAACAACTCCGGTCAGCGTTACGTCTATACGCAGGAGCATATCGAAATAGCCCTTGGATACGCTCTTACCCGTAAATCCATCGATGATAACCTGTACAAGACTGCTTTCGACCCGATGAACCTCGGCCTTCTGGAATCCTTCCAGCAAGGTCAGGAAATCCTCGCGGCGAACGTGCTGAATACCGCAACGGTCTATAACACGCAGATTGGTGGTGACGGCGTATCGCTCATCAATACGGCGCATCCTGTCGATGGAGGCACGGTAGCCAATCAGCCGACGACCGATGTGGACCTGAATGAAACATCGCTTTATAACGCTCTCATTGCGATTCGTGCTTTCCGCAATAATGCCAATCTGAAAATCTTCGCTCGCGGTCGTAAGCTTCTGGTTCCGCCCTCGCTTGAATATGTGGCATCGCGCCTCACCAAGACCGAACTTCGTCCCGGTACTGCCGATAACGATGTGAATGCCCTTATTGCCACCGGCCAGTTGCCGGAAGGCTATGAGGTCCTAGACTTCCTTACCTCGCTGTATGGATGGTATGTCCTCACCAATATCAAGGGGCTTATCTATCTTGAGCGTATTCCGTTTGAGACTACGATCTGGACGGACGATACGACCGATAATGTGCTGGTAAAGGGCTATCAGCGTTATTCGTTCGGCTATAACGATTGGCGCGCACTTTGGGGAACCCAGCCGCTGCTCTAATTTTTAACAGGGATTAAGCCATGTCAGGCACAGTAGTTTCAGGTCCGATTATTACCGCTGGCAACATGCTTGATGCCATTTCTGCGTCCGCGCAGAACACCGATCCGGTGGCAGGACCGAATCTTTCCTATAATGGCGATGGATTCCCTGATGTTCGCTATTATCCGATGCCGAAGGATGCTCTTGATAATCCGGGTGTCGTTTATGCGTTTCAGGACACACCTGAGATTACTGCGGTAAACGCGATTCCTTCGACTGCCGGTACGTCTGGTGGACCGGCGAATGTCGCAAGCCCTCAGCCTGCCATAAGCGGCGTGGCGATGTCGCTGACTACTGGCGATTCTGTTGGTGTATCGCGCAATGTTCCCTATCAGAATTTTGCCACCAAGGCGCTTACGACCGGGGCAGTTCTTCTCGACCTCGGAATTGAAACCCCTAGCGTCACTTCTGCAAGCAAGACGGTGACTGTTATTGATAGCTCAGTATATCGTGTCGGTCAGCCGGTTATCATCACTCAGGCTGGAAATGCAGCAGGTACTGCACCACTCTTTACCTATGTCACTGCGCTTCCTACTGCAACGACCATCACTATTGCCGATGCGGCGCTTGCGACCAATTCCACGACCTGCCGTATCTGTTCTGGCCTCCCCGGCTGGGCCAATACGACTGGAGCCGGGCCAATTCGCCCCACCTTCTACGCGCCATATATTGCAGGTGGTGCCGGACTCTTTTTTGACGCTACTCAGGCTATTGAGCGCGGCGTATCCATTGTTGGTACGGTTGCTGCAACCGGAGGTACGTTTACCATCAAGGGTGCCGATATTTATGGTCAGACTCAAAGCGAGGTTGTCACTCTGATTTCTGGCGCCAGCACTGCGAAGTCGGTAAAGGCGTATAAGGTCATCAATTCGGTCACTCCCGGCTTTGCGGACAGCACTCACACCTATTCCGTGGTTACGCAGGACCTGTTCGGATTCCCGCTGCGCAACGACTTCTGGGAGAATCTTGACATCTATTTCGGCCAGACCTTCATCACCTCTTCTACCGGATGGACGAAGGGTGACAGGACATCTCCTGCGACTACCAGCACTGGCGACCCACGTGGCACTTATTCCCTGCAGACTGCATCGCAGGGTGCAAATCGCCTCATGATATTCCAGACTCTTCCATTCCAGAATCTGGTGCGCGCCAGCGCTCAGAATCCCACGTTCCTTTACGGCGTAACCCCGGTATAGGAGGTTCCGCTATGATCCCACAAGTTACTAGCCAGAGTCTCACATCAGGGGCAAGCAAGCCTGTCGTTTACGACATCTTCCATGATCCGTTTAATGTGAGCCTATTCTGTGTAGCAACCGGCACGGTGAATTATACGGTACAGCATACCGGTGACGATATTATTAATATCGGTGCAGCAGCCTGCACATGGTTCAACCATGATAATTCAAATTTGGTGAATGCAACGACTAACCAGAATGACAATTTTGCCTTTCCGGTTACAGCGTCCCGCGTCTTTCTGAATTCTCTCGGAACAAATGCTGGAAATATGGTGAAGATGACATCAATTCAGGCAGGCAGTGCGGGAGGGCCATCATGATATGGCTATATCAGGCATCCCAGGTGTTTCAGCAAATTCAGGTCTATCGGCAACTCCTTCGGGTGTAAGCGCAAATCCCGGTGTAAGTGCTATTTCGTTTGCTCAGCTTCCATCGTCTGCAACATCAACTGTCGGCTTTGGGGATAGCATAATATTTGGACAGGGTGCCAGCACCGCTGCACAGCAATGGTATAATATTTTCTTCACTACCTTGGGTGCGACAGGCGATAATCAGGGTATTTCCGGTACAGTCTTACAGAATCAGAATTTATCTGGCGGCTCTCCGCAAGCCAATAATGGCCGCTCTACCTTTGTTGCCCGCACTCTCGGAGCCAACAAGAAGCAATATGTTATTTCCGATTATGGCTTCAATGACATGCGCTATACTGGCGCACCGGCAACGATGAATCTAACGAATTTCATTTCCGATTATCAGGCCGTTCTGAATGGATGGATGTTGAATGCATATACACCAAATACGGTGATAATTGGAAAACCGTACTTTATGGACACCGCTGGATTTTCTTCAGGAAGCGCAGGGTTTACTGGAAGCAATGATACTGTCAACCAGTCTTACGGAACTGCTGTTGCAAATCTTGCAATAGAATATGGCTGTTTTCTCTTCGATCCATATACAGCGATGGCAAATAATGGAGGCGCTTCCTTAATCGGCGGTGACAATATCCATCCTACAGATGCAGGGCATGCTGTTATTGCTGCCTCTGCTTTGGTTGCAAAGAAGAATACACTTCTTACCCAGATGTCAGGAGTTACCCTCATATCTCCCACCATTGGACAATTGACGCTATCTGGTACTGCAGTAGGCGGAGCGACTTCTTACGATATTCAGGTTGGAATCAGCGGGACCTTTGCCTTCGCTACTACTTTCAACGGAGTATCCCCCACGAATACATTTACCGGGCTTGCGGCGGGTAATTATGTAGGTCGGATTCGGGCAAAATTTAGCAATAGTACTTTCACGCCTTGGGCGTTCTTCTCTTCTCCTATCACAGTGGCTGGCGCGAGTGCTCCTCCGACGATTGACGGAACTCCTCCTTCTTCTGTTACTGGAACGACCAGTGCGGTCCAGAGCATTACGACGAACGGAACGAATAGAATTATTATAGTTTATGGTGACGTTTCTGGCATAACTGGTTCGCCTGCTGTTTCCGGAGTTTCCGATACCCTTGGCCTCACATGGACAAAGCGCACTTCTTCGGCTTTCCAGCTAGGACTTGCCAGTCAGGAAATATGGTGGGCGCTCTGTCCGTCAGCTAATACCACGACCGTTACCATGACAGGAAATGCGAATGTCACTGGATGCCGCATGGAACTTGTGGCCTATGTCGGGGCGAATACGACAACTCCATTCGATGTAGACGTAAGCCTGCCACAAAATATTGTCGGGACTACAGCAACCAGTGCAGCGGCGACGTTCTCTACTACGAATGCAAATTGCAGGCTAATAGGTCTATTGCGGTCTCCTGCCACGCTTGGAACTCTTACGCGCCCTGCTGGATATACACAAGAAACCAGCACAAGCGGTACAGCAACAGATGTCTCAGCACTCACGGTTACTTCGACCCAGAGTGGCGTGACTAAAACATGGTCGTGGACAGGGGCAACCACGGCAAGCTGTTTAACAGTTGATGCCCTTCAGAGCGCATAATATGAAAAAGATATTCCTATTCCTCACAGCCATTCTTCTCTCATCACCTGTCTTGGCGCAAACCAAGCTGAGTCAGATTCCGTCAGGAGGAACATTGAACTCTGCCACCGATCAGATGGTGACGGTGCGCAATCACAATCAAGATGTGCTTACGACTCTAGGTACGATTCCGGTGTCAGGAGGTGGTACTGGCGGAACGACGGCGCAGAGTGGTCTGAGCAACCTCTTTGGCTATTCTCTCGGTAGTGCTGCTCCGATTGTTATTCCTTGTACAGGTGGAGGTGATGAAAGCGCACTTTCGTCTGCGAATGCCTTAGCTGCACGCAACACGGCCATGCTCCTGCCGATGGGTACTCAGCCCTGCCAGATGAATAACCGCTGGCAGATGAACAATAACGGGTATTCGGCAATCATGACATGGGGCGGAGGTCCGCAGGAGATAAATACGGCGAATAATGCCGTGCCACGCATGATAGCCAATACCGATAATATTGCGCAGAATGCACCTGCTCAAGGTGCGATAGACATGAACGGTCCTCGCGCTCTGACGTGGAACAGCACAAATATGTATGGGACAAATATTGCCGCCCCTGCTGCGCTTATATATAACAGCGCTCAAAGTGGCATATGCTGTGCCAGCAATGTGATTGATGCCATCAATGCCAGTTTTGGCAATGCGAATGCCTTTCTGGGATGTCCTATTGACGGCCTGTTAAATTGCATTCAGGCAGGTGGTGTTTACACCGGGACGATTACGAATGGCGGGTCTGGATATGTGGATGGAACCTATACCGGAGTTTCCTTCACTGGCGGGTCTGGAACGACTGCAGTAGCTGCAACGATTACTGTCGTCGGCACATCAGTAACAAGCGTAGTTCTTGGAGGTCAGTTCTGGTCTGATCCGGGAAAAAACTATGTAGTTGGCGATAATCTGAGTGCAAGCAATACCAATCTCGGTGGTTCCGGTTCAGGCTTTGTGTTCAATATTACGCGTATCATGAAGGCGACTCCTACTGCCGCAAACACCTTGCCACGCATTACCAAGTCGCAGATTTCTGATGTGGCGTGCGGCCTGTGCCTGAATTTCTCCGATACCATGATTTATGATAGTGAGTTCACTGGTATTACCGGCACGGCCATTCAGCCTATTTTCGGTGGCGGAGGCATGCAGATAGGCTTTAATCGCTTTGAATTCCATAACTTCGGGATAATGCTTGGAGGGCCAAATGCTGCTGGTGCTCAGAATGGCGGCACTTATGTTATCGGGTCCTCTTTCGACTCCCTATCGAACCAGTATGATACTGCTTGGCGCGTGACCGACCATCGCAATATCCAGTTTGGCGGCGGCGATGGATTTATTGCAGTTGGTAACAGCGCCATACGCACGCGCACGACTGTCTCCCCCTACCTTGCCGGAGGAGGTCCGGTTGCCCTCAAGAACGCACTTTGGGTCGGTAATGTGGATGGCTCATCTCTTGGCGGTGGCTTGAATCAGCATTGTTATGAGATAAAGAATTCAAGTGGTGCTGTCACACCTGATTATGTGGTGATAGTTGATAATATCTGCAATACGGGAGCGACAACTTCGCCTGTTCTTTTCACTAATATTCCTGCGCATTTTGTAGTTGATAACTCAGGCCCAGGTGGAGAGCATTGGGAACAGGGTGGAAGAAAATGGGGCATAAATACCCTTGTTGAGCCGACATTCAACTTTGAATCCCTTAGCGATGTTTCGGTAAATGGCTCCTCATCCGGCAAGATAAATCTTCATGCACAGGCGGCATCCGGAACATGGGAATTTGACCTGCCGACAACTGCAGGTACTGCCGGGTCGGTGCTGACTTCGCAGGCTGGCGCTGGCACTCCGATGACATGGACCGATCCTGCAATTTCTGGCCGCACGAAGTTCACGACTTCCGGGGGTGGCTGTACGGTCACAGGTACGACTGGCGGGGCAACAGCAGGCTCCTTTACCACCTCGACTACCGGCACCTGCACGACTACAATCACTATGAACGGAGCTACCGGACTTACGGCTCCTAATGGCTGGTCATGCTGGGCGAGCGATATAACATCAGGTATTGCCGGGGCGCAATCAGGGTCTTCCGCAACGACTGCTGCGCTTAAAATAGTAACGACTTCCGGCGATACTGTTAACTTTGGATGTATGGGGTTCTGATATGAAGAAACTTATGATTATCGTGTTCTTTCTTAGCCTTCCGGCTTCCGCTGCTGAGGTCTGCAAGCAGGAAACCAAGGCTTCCTTTGAAAAGCACCTGTTTGCCATGAAATTCCGCGAAGACGGCAGTTGTGCCATCTTTTATAAGGATAGCAAACCTCATACCGCCTGCTGGAGCGATGGTAAAACCCCTGTCGGCGTGCCGACAACTATGGTTCGTTGCAAATAGCGGGTGCAAACCTCTAAAAACAGTGCTAAAATGGCTTAAGAATCAACCCACCTCTTCAAGGAGAATGACGATGAAGGCGATGAAGGAATGCAAGGCGAAGGGCGGCGCTGCCGGTGACACTGATGAAGGTGCCGCAGAGCCATTGAAAAAGGGCGGTAAGGCTAAGAAGGCCCATCATGCTCATGGCGGTGCAGCCAAAGAGCGCCTTGATAAGCGTGCGCGTGGCGGCAAGGTCATGACTCCCAAGGCTCCGCTCTCCGGCGCTGCTCCGACCAAGATGCGTCCGGGCTATAGCGCAAATGAATCGATAGGCAAGGAAAGTAACTGATAGTGGCTAAATTGATGAAGGAATGGATGTCTCCTAGTACTGCCGCAAATTATACGGCGAGATTATTCAGT